CGCATTGCTTCACCTCTAGTCGCCCCAGCATCAAATCTGTGTTGGAAACCGTCATATCTAGTTCCAAAAAAGTCCTCCATCCAAATTCGAGTTGATGTGTCATAAGTTGGAGCAGATGTAATTGGAGAAATAGTTATTACTCCATTTACTCGTAATCTACTTCCATCATCCGTTGTCGTTCCAATCAGCACGTTGCCTCCTGAGGTGATACGCATTCGTTCGGAATCAGCAGTTCCAAGTATTAAAGGTTTTGATTGAAAAGTTCCTATAAAAAATCCATCTAACGTAGAATTTGGATTAAATACACCTGTTCTAGTTCCATCCGATACTTCAAATTTATAAACAGGACTAGTCGTTCCGATGCCTACGTTGCCAGCGTTGGTTAAAGCAAAAGCATTTGCATTTGCTCCTGTTGCTACTTTTATAGCATAGAAATCATTTCCTGTTCCTGTTGTTGTTATAAACAATCCTTCGTCACTTGTTCCTCCTCCAGTCAATGTAAGCATTTGATACCTAGAACCGCCTAGTCCATTTATTATACCTTGTCTAGCCGTCACCGAAGAGGAAAAGGTAGCTGCTCCTGAGGAGGCTAGGCTGAGTCTAGTAGTACCACCTGTAGCCAATGCTAAAGCCATTCCGCTAGTTACATCAATTAAAGCAGTAGTATTTTCATCAACAAGATTTGGGTTTAATAAAATGCTTTTTGATGAACGAGTAAAAGTTGCAACTCCATTTGCAGTTAATGAACCTGTTGTCACACTACTCGAAAACGTAGCTGCGCCTCCTGATGCTAAGGTTAAAGCTGATACTGTATCACCATTTGTCAATAATCTTATCCCTCTGCCTGTTGCTGAACTTAAATACAATCCATCTGTTGTATCTCTTGCTCCATAAATTCTATTAAATCCATTACTTCTACCACCAAAACCAACAGTCATGTAAGGAGTTGAATAAGTAGTATCTCTGCCTATTTCAATATTACCTGTGCCAAAAACATATAAAGCATCCCCACTTACCCTAGCAGTTCCTGCAACATCTAGTTGGAATGTTGACTCAGCAGGTGGAGGAGTTCCGATTAGTACTCTTCCACTTGAGGTGATTCGCATTCTCTCTGAATTATTTGTACCAAAAGCCAAGTCATCAGTTCCACCAGTATTGATTCTTGCAAGTTCAGTATGTAAAATAAAAGATAGTGATGCTTGGTTTTCATCAGTCAAACTTAATACAGTCCTTGCTGTTGAAACTGCATTTGCCACAGCTATTGTTGCTCTTGCAGTTCCAGTTGTTGTACCCACCAATAAATTGCCACTCGCATCCAATGTCATTGCTTGGGTTTGTGTCATAGTTGCCCCTGCGGTTCCCGAAAGTGCATTTAACCAACGATGTTCTCCATCAATTTGTAAATAATTAGTTGCAACTCCGTTTGAAATATAAGCAGCAACATCACTTGTTGTATAAAACAAATTTCTTGCTAATGCCGTAAAACCACTTCTACTAATTAAAGAGGTATTATTTAATAATTGCAATACAGTATTTTGACTCCCCCACGCACTCGGTGTAACTCCTAAGCCAAGGTTGCCTGAGTTATCTAATGTCATTCTTGTAGCACCGCCACCTGAACTTCTAAAATAATGTATAGCATTATCGTAGTAGTTTGCAGGGTCTCCTGTACCTCCTAAATAAATACCAACTCCTCCACTTCTTCTATATAATTCAGTATAGTTTGTTGATTGAGTTAATAATGGAGTAGCAGCACTTCCTGCGTTAATAGCTAAATTTCCTAACGAACCAACATTTAGATTTCCTGCAATAGATATAACACTACCGCTTTCACTTATGATACTATTCCCAATCGTACTTGTACCTGTAAACTTAGGCAATGTGTTAGTTGTGCCTGTCCCTGTAACAGGGTTAGTCAAAGCGTTCTGCTTGTTGTTAAAGGTTGTCCAATCAGCAGCACTTAAAGCACCTCGGTTAGTAGCAGAAGCAGTAGGAACATTTAAAGTTATAACAGGAGTTGTTGTGCTATTGGCAACCGTACTCGATAGGTCCGTGCCTGATGTGCCTAGAGTTAAAGCAGCAACGCTAGTAACTGTTCCTACATTGTAGGTTCTATTAGCACTAAGGTCTTGAGTATTTCCGTTGATGGTGATTGTACGGGATGTTGGAACAGGAGTAATGTTTCCTGAATTCCAAATAGTATTTCCATTAACCTTTGCAGAATCATTGCTAGGCACAGAAATATTAACCCAATCATCAGCATCATTAGTCGTGTAAATTTCTAATGACATAGCTTCGCCACCACGAGAAATTAATCTCATTCCTGCGGTATCTGCACCTCCTCCAAATGGGTCATTTGGGAATCTTATTCCTCCTCCTGTGCCAGTTGTCAATACAATTTGACCTGTCATTGTACCTCCTGCCAAAGGCAAGTAGGTACTTGCAGCAGCAGCGGTTGTTAGGTAAGTCGAGTTATCGTAGCTAATGGTAGTTCCGCTAATCTTAACGAATCCTGTGCCGTTTAATGCTTGCTGCTTAGAGTTAAATGTACTCCAATCCGTTCCGCTCAATGCTCCTGTAACTCCTGCACTTGCTAGACCTAGAGATAACTGCTGACCTGATAATCCAAGTCCGTTAGCAACACCCAATGTAACCGCAGCATGACGAGCAGCGGTGTTTGCTGCAACATCTGTGTTAGCACTTACCCTTGCTTGAGTAAAGTAAAGATTCCCACTCTCAGGTACAACGCTAGTATTTAGCGTTTGAAAGGTCTTATCACCTCTAAAGTACTGAGCAGTAGTCCCTGCGGTTATTGCATTTTCTTTATTGTTAAATGTTGTCCAATCCGACGAACTTAAAGCGCCTCTGTTCGTACCGCTTGCCGTTGGTAGATTAAACGTATGAGTCGCCGTAGCACTTGCAATGTTAAAGTCCGTTCCGCTTGTCCCTACTGCAAAGAATTGTACTTGAGCGGTCAAGCCATTTAAAGCCGTTAAACCAGTCGTAAACGTGGTTATAATCTGGCATAAATGGTTATTTTCAGTATGCATCGTAATTGTACGACCTGAATGCGTAACGTAATAACGAACCGCAAGCCTATCCGTTAAAGCTAAAGTAGTTGTCGGTACTGCAAGACTAGAAAAATAAGGCGTTAATGTAGTGCCAAAAGCAATAAATTCTGGAGACGTAACACTTGACGCAATCAAAGTTGCAGTCGTTCCGCTAACCTTGTAAAGTTCAACGTAAAACGTTGGAGTACCGCCGCTACTTGACGCGCTAAAGTACGTTTCAAAGTTCCAGTTACCTCCTGGAATCTCCAATAAATTTGGGTCGCCAGCATCTGTAATAAACGAAGCAATATATCCGTCTGCGTTAATGCTGAAATCCGTTCCAGCTCCCAAAATGGGAACCTTGTTTAATTCCTTATAAGCAACGCCGCCAATCGTACCTTGGTTAACTGAGCCATTTAAATAGTAACTAACTGACGAACCTCCACCGCTAGACTCTGGGAAATCAGCCAAAGAGCCGTCGCCTCGAATGTATTGCGCAACCGTTCCAGCGCCACTCAAAACTTGGTTTTCTGTAATGGCCAAAGCAGTAGAAATAGGCGCAATAGTTACCGGCAAATGATTCTGGCCGCTGCCAGCTGGGTCGGTTGGACTTTGTCCCTCAGAAACTACAAAGCCGGGGGAAGCTGGTTTACTTCCTTCCCTTACAACACTCGCTCTGTATTTGCTAATATTTACGTCTTCCATTTATGTCGTTGGTTCAATTCCTAAATCGTAAAGTTCAATTTGCGCCGTTCCTGTTCTGCAATTTAGTTGGTAGCTAACTAGCGCCCAATAACGTCCGTTGAATAAAAAGGAGCGCCAAGGTTCGATTGGTCTACGTTCCAAAGTTGCCATAATTCTGTAATTGGTTCGCCCTTTCAAGTTAGCCAATTCTTGCACGATAATATCTAACAAAGGTAAGGTTTCTACTCCATCTCGGCTCCATAACTCCGAAACTGGATTGCCAGCGGTAAGCAATTGAATTGCCGAAGCTGAGTTGCTTGTTATTGCGTCTCCAATGTAGGTATTGTAATCTGGGTGAACGTTTGCGTATGGCGAACCGGTAATCGCCTTAACTCCCAATTTAGAAAGCGATAAGCCGTCCGTTTTTTCAATCTTTAAAGAAAGGTTATCGTATCGGATAACGTATCTGTTAGCCGTGCCTCCGTTACAAATCAATTGATAAAGCCTAATTTCAACCTCGCCATCTACTGGGACTAAAACGTTATTAATTGCAATGCTATTCCAAACGCTGCCAGCCGTAACCGCGAATTGCATAACCGTAGGCGTTGCCGTCCAATCAAAAGTTGTTGTTGTATCTCTGTATAAATACTGATTACCAATTTTAACCATTAAGCCAACGGAATGCGTTCCACCGGCTGGGGTAATTGGAAAAGAAGAGCCAACTCTTTCGACCATGTATTCAAAGGTCAAAGAAATTGTGTTGGCCGTTTCTTGCGCTATTGTAATCGCTCCGCCAGTACTATTCGTATTCGCAGAAATCCAGCTAATGTTTGGGTCGCTGGCGCCAGCCGTTGTGGTTGTTGTCCATATCTGGCAATATTCACCGCTAGAATCGGCAACGTACTGCACCAAAGCCGTTGCGCCACTTGGAACGCTAGACGGCTGCAAGCTAGGTATCGCGTTATGGTAATCCCAAAGCGTTAATTGGTATGTGTTTGGATAAGGCGAAGCGGAGCTATTCAAATTCCATTCTTTCGATTCAAACTTTGCATCAAAAACACCGCCTTGCGAATCTTTGTCCAAAATACCAAGGTTTAGAAAAGCGTTAAACTCGGTGAATACTCTTCGCGCCGTTTCCTCTGGTCTATTGATATCCGCGTTAATATCGTCGCCGTTTATAATCGTTTCACTAAGTAAAAGCGATTGATTAGGGTCAAACGTAAAAGCCTTATAACTGATTTGGTTATATTCATTTAGGCGGATAACATAAAACTTGTCTTTCCACAAAAATACGCGGCCTAAGAAAGGATTAACCATCCGCTCAATAGTATCTTTTAAATACAATTGCTCGTTTTCTATGCGTACTCCGTTGGAAAACTTAGCCGTTTCTCCATCGGTATAAATAGCGTTTAAAGGGACGTTAAATTGTCTGAATGGCGAAATAGTATCGTTCATTCTAGTTTCGTGAATATTCACGCCAACAAAAACGTCTCTTTTATCGACAAAGCTTTGGTTTAAGCCGCCAACAACCGCGGAAAGCGCTTGAGTTCGTGGGTCTGGCCAGCTTGCAAAGTTTGACCTAATTGAATCCAAACCTTTTAAGCCGTCAATTGCCGTAAATTGAAAAAGCTTGTTTCCGCTACTGTATGGACTTGTTATAAAGTCAGGCGCAATAAAGCCGGTAAAAAACGCTTGTACTCCTTCAAATAAAAGATAGTTAATTTTATTCGTTCCAGTAGTTCCGCCAATTACAAAGGTATTATTTCCAAAGGCAACCGCTTCAAAAGAAGCAGTTGAGGCCGCTGGAATTCCAGTCCAATTTATTGCGTTTGTTGAGTAGGCAATTCGATTAGTTCCGGTATCATTTACCGCAACAAAATAGCCGTTGCCAAATGTAATCGACTCAGGCGCAAAAGGTATTGAATTACTAATCCAAGTGAAGCCATCGATTGAATAATAATTACCAGTCGTAAATTTTCCGTTTGCATGAAAAATTGTAGAAGATGCAAAAATTGTAGGTTGCTCGTCCCAATTAATTCCATCAAATGAAGTAAATGAATAACCACCCGGCGAGTTGTCACAAACGGCAACCCAAACGCCAGCTCCATAAGCAACACCGCTAAAACTAGGATTAATATTTGTTGGTCTTGAGGTCCAAGTAATGCCATCCGGTGAGGTCATTATTCGATTAGTTCCAAAATCCGCAACGGCCACAAATAAACCATTGGCAAAAGTTACTTTTCGAAAACTCATTGCCTCGCTTGGCGTTCTACTTGTCCAAGCTATTCCATTTATTGAGGTGTAAATAAATGAAGTTAAAACACCTGAAACGTCTGCGTATCCAACCGCAACAAATAAACCATTGCCAAAGGTGACGTATTCAGCTTGCCATCCAACTGGCGAAGATTCAACCCAATTAATTCCGTTATAAGAATACGCTCTAAATGGTCCAAACGTACCAACAAAGACTCCGTTTCCAAAAGCTATGTCTCGGTAACCATTTGTAACGCTTACGCCGTTCCAATCTGTAATATCGTTATTAGTACCGATTTGGCTTAAAACTACTTTCCAAGTACGGTTACCTCCAACTAGAAACTCGTTAAAAGCTCCAGTTTCTCCAGCAATTGTAAAGTCAACTGAGGAGCCTATAATTGTCTCTATTGGGTCGTTTCCTGTATTACCCCAGTTGTAAGTAATGTCGTTGATTTGAAGCGGCGTAACGGCCCCAGAATAGCCAAGTCTTTGTATTTGCAAATCCCAAACGTTACCGCCATAATTTGTCGCGTAACCGCCTTGGTATTTTAATCCATAAGTGTTAATTGGTACGTTTTGACCAGTTAAAACAGTATAAATTTTAACGTCTTCGCTTGGCATTGTAAAGCTAAACGAGAGCGCAGAGGATAAGAAAGTATTACCTGAAACCGTGTACCACATAGCCGTGTGAAAGCCATCCGCTGGAACGACTGAAATGGTTAAAACGTCTCCCTCGGTATAAAATTCTACAAAAGGTCCGCCATTAACTAGAATCGTGCCTAAGCCTTCACGCACGGCCGCTTGAAACCTGTAATCGTTTGCCATTATCCTTTATTTATCCTGTTACTAGCTTGTCCAAATACATAAACCAAGTCTTGGCCTCTAACTACCAATTCGCCGTTCAAATCTCTTTGCGTTGCAAACATTCCACCTTGTGCGCCACCACCTACAAAGCTAGAGCCACCTCCAACACCGCTGGAGCCTACGGAGCCGCCGCCTCCGCCACCTCCACCCCCCCCCATTCCTTTTTTACCAAGGGAGCCGATAATTCCAGAGATTGCAGTTAAGGCAACACCAGCAGCAATTGCTAAACCTCCAGAGGGAATTGCGGTAAATGGATTAGATAAACCAATTGAAGCCTTACCAAAGGCAATGGTTGCAACACCGTACGCAATCAATTGCTCACCAAATTGTCCTAAGAATCGACCAAAGGATTTTAAAACTGATTGACCAACCGCCTGAATTACATTGCCTCCAGTTGCCAAAGCTTCGCCAATGGTATAACCTAAATCGATAAATGCATTTGCCAAATTGTTTTGTAAAAGGTCACGAACTGCAAAAGCAAAATCCGAAACCCTTTGCTCAAAATCAGTAAATTTTTTAGGATTTAGGGCCGTCTCTAATTGGTCTAAGAATGGTAAAATAGGCGCAATTTCTTGCTCTAAATCTGAAACATTAGTGTTAATCTTTACTTCTACTGGCTTAACCTCTGCGAAAATTTGAGATATTTTTTTACCTAATTCGTCTTGAGTTAATGTAAATTTTTGAGCTAATAAATTAGCGCTTTCTTGAGCTAAATTATATTCGTCCCAAGATTCTTTATAAGCATCTAAAGCCTTTTTATCGTCAACTCTAGCCTTAGTCGTTTCTTTGGTGAAAATTGCGCCTTGTGAAATACCTTGGTTAATAAATTCTCTTAATCTAATCTCTTTTTCATCTAATTTTTCTCTCTCCTCCTTACTTTTTTTATTCTCATCCTCTAAATTGTTAATATTCCTTTGAAGGCCTTCAGCTTTAGTTAAAAAATCTTGTTTATCTCTAGCGTTTTGTCTATCCGCATCAGCTAAAACTTTAGTTCTTTCAATTTGTATTTGCTTTATTTGTAAAGCTCTGTCCTCTTCTTGAGTAAGTAAAGTAAGTACATCAAGACTATTTTTTGCAATTTGGTCCGATGCAGCTCTAGCCTTTGCGGTTGAAATTAATCCAGCGGTCAATTTATTATAAGCGTCACCAACTTGACCAGTTAAAACTTGTTCGTCTGTTAATCCTTTTAAGTATTCTGGATATTGCTTTTTAAGGTCTTTTACGGCCTCAATTCTGTTTTCTAAACTTACATTCGTGTTTTCTGCTTGCGCTCTTAACAAAGCAAAAGATTGGATTTCTTTGGCTGCATTTGCTTGGCCTTCAATCGATGCCCTAGTAACAGAATCTAAAGTATCTCTATATTCCTCTAAACTATCCTGTAAACTTTTGGCTGATTTCTCAGTCTTAAAAAAGCCGTTTTGTTGTAAAACAGTAAAAGCGGTTGTAAGTAATGAAATACCTAAAACCAAAGCGTTACCAGAGCTAAATATTGAGGCAAAGGATTGTTTCAATGCTGCACTTGTCGAACCGGTTTGATTCTTTAATGTTTGAAAAGAGCCAGCTAGTTGTTGAATGTTGTTACCAATACCAATAATACCAAATGGAGCGTCTTGAATAATTCTAGCAAAATCAGTTCCGATTGAATTATAACCGCTAGTCGCTTGACTAAGCTTTTGAATTTGAGGAGCGGTACTTTGTGCCGCTTTACCTAATTTATCAAGTTGTCCGGTTGCAGTATTAACCCCAGCGGTTAAACCAGCTACGTTTGCGCCTATTTCAACCTCTATTCTTGGATTTGCCATTTTTCTCTAGTTTAGATGCAATTTCCAACAATTTCTTCGCTTTAGCAAAGTCGCCCTCTGTGGATTGGAAAGGCTTAATACTTTTGTCCCAAGGCAAAGGCCAAATTTTCTCTGGGGAAATATTAGCGCCTTTCTTTAAATGTGGTTGCAATCCTATTATTGCGTGAACTCGAATAGATTCCACCAAGTCTTTTTGGTCTATTTCGTGGCCCTTAATTAGCGCCTTTATTTCTTTCCGGGATAAAGCAAAAAGCTGATTGTAAGGGATTTTTGTTCGCCCTACAATCAGCATTAAATTTTCTCTAGCGGAATAAACTTCCTCTTCGTCTTCTTGGTACTCAGTTAAATTTTTTTTTCTTGGGTTTCCCCAATTCCAAGCTCAAGCAACAAATCCGCCAAAACTTCATTAAATAACTTCATTACGTCTTTGCCTTCAATCCAAATCTTTAATTCTTCTAAGGTTACCGGGTTGGTTCCTTTGCGAACGCAAGCTACTTTGTGGCACTCAATTAATAGGGCGTAAATCATTTCGATTTTAGGTATTGATTGGCCGCTAAATGCGTCCGCAATCCCTTGTCCTGTAAAATCCTCAAAGTTGGCCAAAGCGCCCAAATTTGGGTAAAAGAAAATCTCTCCCTCTTTGTAGGGAGCTGAATGGTATTTAGCCATATAATTGTTTTAGGTTGGTATTACGCTGATTACTGGAGCGCCAGCAAAGTCGAAAGTTCCAGAAAATGAAACTTGAGAGTTTCTTTCCGCAGTAATTTCTACTGAGTTAAGTTGCGCGTCAACAGTAATGATTTTGTCACCTGATTCAGTACCTCCAAAAACCAATTCAAATACTTTCCCAATGTCTTCCATTAGGTCAAAAGCTGAAAGGTTAGAGGCTCCAGTTGAAGCAAAATCGAGGTCTCCAGAGAAAGAAAAGGAGCCAGATTTGTCACCGCCTTCAAGTCTAACGCCATAATCGCCTGTGCAATCGTTACGAACGATAACAGATTCATTGGAAATAGAAACTGAGGCGGAGGTTTTGCAAACGACCGGAAGATTATTCCACTCGAATGTAAAGAAATTTCCTAATTGGTAAGTTGCCATAGCTTATTCGTTTTAACAAATATACAGAAATTTTTATTTATTAAGATACTTGGAAAATATCGAGCGTATAACCAATAATTTTTTGGTAGCCTATTTGGCTTGTACCTTGCTCGATTTGTGTACGCGAAAAGGATTTGCGTAGGTTTATTAATTGCAAATCAGCTGGTAAAACTAAATTATCAATCGTCAAAGCTAACTGAATAACGTTGCTAATTGTTTCGCTTGCTCTTTTGCCTCCAGACCCTTGCGGAAATTTGGTTATAATGCTAATCGATACGGTTGCCGCTTGTCTAATTGAGCAATCGTTGTTAGTTGTTTCAGCTTCGTTTTGGTCGGTAATTAAAACATACGCTTGTCCACCCATAAAACTAGCTGGCGAAACAGTTGGAGGTAAAAAGGTATCAAAAACAGGAATTGTAACGCCATCAACTATTAAAGGCGAAATTTCAGCTAAAATTGCGGTTCTTATGTTTGTAGCTATTTCTCTCATCCTAAATCCTTGTTTATTTCTTTTTCAATTTCATCCACTAAGTTAGCCGTATTTCTTAAAAAGGCTGGCATCAAATAAGGTTGGCCAATAATTCGTCCGCGTCCGTTTCGGTAAAAACGCCTTGCAACGTCTCTAATTTCTTGCGTATATTGAGGATTTGATAAAATTTCTCGCGCGCTTAATCCCGTGCCAAATTCCAACCAAGCCTCAATCTCAAAGTCTGGGTCGCCGCTTTGAACGCCTACGCGCCAACTTAAACCGTTATCCTCAACAACTTTGTCAATTCTTTGTTTTATTGATAATGGTAAGCCTTCCCATGTACTTGGAGCCGCTGCAATAGCTTGTCTTTCAATATCGGTCGCAACGCTTGATAAAATGTCCTTTACCGACTCAATAACAATGTCTTCTTGTTTATCGAGGTCTTTTAAAGCCGCGTCCAATCCTTTAACAACTACTGCCATTAGATGCCTACCATTGTTATAACGTACTCTTTGTGCTGGCGTTCGTCAAGAAGTTGAACGCCTGTAATTTTGTAATACTTTGACCGATAAAGGATTTGGTAAGACTCAGACGGCGTAAAGCTATTGCGGTACTGGATGCCTACGCGGTAAGTGTTTGGCAACACCAAGTCGCTAGACTCGATAGCGTTGGATGCCCTTGTCTGAGTAACTGAGGCAAAGGTAGTAAGCGCAGTCGAAGCCGTTGGAGTTGTTCCGCCAGCTCCATCGCCAAGGTTCTGAAAGCTAACAAACGCAACTTTCTGGTCGTATTTTCCAAAGTTTATCATTATACGAAATAATCAGCTCG